CTTACTTAGGAGTAATTCATAATAAGGACGAACTAAACAAAGACCAGGCCATGTTTAAGGTTTTCGAGAAAATTATAACAGAAGAAATGAAATTAGATCACGTCGAAAAGAAACATCTAGGTCAAGAAGAGCCAGATAGTTTTCCAGGCAACCATGAATTTAGCCCTATATTTGTGAGAAGTTGCTCTGCTATGTTTAAGAAGTATTTAAACTCAATAGGTATATCGGATGTTGAAAAAACAATATATGAGAGAGTTAATAAAGCCTGGGACAAAGTTCTAATTGAGTTTGCTACCTTCAAGGCTTCAACGAGTCTTGATGCGAAAGAGGAATTTGAGCTCTTACAAACATATGATGATGATGTAAAAAAAGCAATAGAGCAAGTTAGGATTTTGCTAAGCAGTCATTTAAAGGGAGAGATCAGATCGATTCAAGTCCTAAAAAAAGTGCTGGAACTAGTTGAGAAAAATGGAGTAAAAGTTGCCATTTTCAAAAAACAGCAGATAGGAGGAACAAGAGAGATTTGCATACTCGACATGGCTAGCAGAATTTTAATAAATTTTTTAGAAACCACTTCTCGAGTCATTTGTGAAATGTCAGAGATAGAAATGATGACCAAAAAGAAAAAGAAGACTACTCTTTTCCAAGGTCATTATAAAAAGGTGTCTGATGAAGCTAAATCAGACGATCTTATGTTCACCATTAGCAACTCGAATGATTGCTCTACCTGGTGTCAGAAGTTTGTCATGCCTGTTTTTGCCAACATGACACAGGGCTTAGTGGACTTTGATTTCCATGTTGTCATATGTAGAATTTTAAACTGCGTGACCGACAAGAAACTTCTTCTTCCTTCTGTGATGTTGGCTCAATTCCATTCAAATGTTATCTCTGCTCACGGCATAGAAAAACGAAATATGTTCAACTTCAATTCTCCTGGCATCTATGAGCTTAAGAGGCAATCTCAAACTAGAAAGTCAGGAAATAAAGAAAACTCCCTGATCCAGCCTGGAAACAGATATATGAACAATCTTTCTAATATGATGCAAGGGATCCTGCACTACACTTCATCTATGCTTCATTCTGCCGTCATGCACACCTATCAATGGATGATACAAATGGTCTCACAAGAAAACACAAGTTTCAAGGCCAACAGATTATTTAGCACTATTGCTGTCTCATCGGACGATTCAGCCAGTCTTATAACTTTAATATGCAAAAAAGCTTCTAATGATCAGGAC